GAGGAATCGGAAGGCACCCAGGTTGGTGCCAGCTGTGTCATAAGCCAAACCTGTTATCTTAGATATCATGGCTTCATCCGAATTATCGGTTGTGGAGACACTACCACGGGTCAAATACGCCCTGAGGGGTCGATAGGGCATGATAATGTTCTCGTAACGAACAAAAGTGGAGTTCAAAGGCCACCACAATTTGATCTTACCCTCTTCATCGTATCTTATTTCAAGCTCAGACCTCTCGGCCAGAGCAATCGGATCATAAGATACCTTGATGAAGTAGCGCTGGAGAATCTTGGGCCCAATAGGATAATCGGGGCTATCAACAATTCCCCCCTTGCCGTCCGGATAGGACAACAAGGGATCTCGATTGTCAGAATCATTCTTCTGAAAGAAGAGGTGCGTATCCTCCTTCTTAACGTCCAATCGCATCTTACCAAAGAACTCATACAAACCATGTGGCTCATCACCTGGGAGGCGTTCCTCCCAAGGCTTCCCCACCACATAGAAGTACAGGTAAGATGGGAAAACGGCGATAGTATCATCACCGTAGACCCAGCGCCAATCATTATCATTCCACCACTCGGCAGCCTCACTGGTCAGGCCACGTCGCAACAAATCGCGATAGACGTGGATCTTGAAGGCCCAAAAGGCCATCAAGACGTAGAGAGTGTCACCAATACTGGTGTACACCTCACCGCTGAACATCTGGCCTATAACCATATAGACCTGATCAGGCATTATGTTTAGATACTTAGAGACCCCACAATCAATACTCCACTCAACAAAGTAGCGCATGAGCTCATAATTGGGGTCGTTCTTATCATAATACCACAGTGGGAAGCTAAGGATTAAGCTAAGCATATGAGGCATAAGCTTGAAATCAAGCTTAGCAAAATCCAATTCAAGCCAGAAGTGTTTCTTCGGGTCACGCTTGAGCGTGTCATAAATGAATTGCATGCCACCACCAGTCTTCGACCAACCGATCATGACACCACCCTTCTGAAACATATACTCGTATGCATTGGGATAAATGAGCTTATCCACCAAATACTTATACAAGGTGGTGATAAAGATTAAACGGACTTTATCAAGATCACCACCTGGTTCTCTTATCTCTGGCTTGATAAAGCAAGCTGCCAGGTGCTTGCGGAGAAGACCACCCACATAGTGCTTTGCACCTGTTTGCTTAATCTTTTCAAGATTAATAACATGCTCCTTTTGAGCGGCTGCCAGCGCCCCAGCCTTAGTTGGAGTATTTACATACTGAAGAATATAAGGTCCAACATCTTCAGATCCAACCTTACTGAGTATAATGCCAGCAGACTTGCGGGGCTCATAATCATCCCTGACCAGAGAGGCAGCTGAAAGATCAGGCACGCTGCGCTTAACCTCTGGAGTGACATCGGCCATAAGATTAGCAAAAGCCATCGTTATCAGCTCGACATCCAACTCGGGAGTAACAATCGCATGATTGAAAAGGGACATGACACGCTTCAAACCGTCTTCAGAACTCCCAGTGACATAGGAGAACTTATAATAGAACAACGGAGTAAGCTTAGTCATATCCATAGTCTGGGCTGGATCCTGATACATCCTGGATCGATACTCCCTAACCTCAACCTCATCCTCGGAAACAGCTCCTTCCGGATAAACCGGAGGGGGCCCAAAACCGAAACAGGGCTCGTCAGATGGAAGGTTGGGAAATCGATCTATTTTCGCCCACAAGTCCGGATCGGACTTGCGACAATATGACAAGTAAGCGTCACGTATATTCTCATTCTTCTCAACCTGAGTGGTCTGACACTGAAGGCCAGCTTGCACTCGAGGAGAAAAATAAACGCGACGAAACC